TGCAGTATTAGCAGGACCAGTTACAGTAACTGGAACTCAAACAATAACAGGAACGGTAGTAGTAGTTTAATGTCAAAGATAGAAGTAAATGAAATAGATGCACAATCAGGCACTACGATTACAGTAGGATCAGCATGTAAATCAGTTGCTGTTCCAGGTAATGTTGTAAAAACAAATGCTGTACAAGCATCTGACGGTGGTAATATTGTTAGTCAGTCTGGCACTACGATTACTTTAGGGGCTAGTGGAGACACAGTTTCACTAGCTAGTGGAGCCTCTCAATCAGGATTTGGTAGAGCAGGTTCTGTGGACTGGCAAACAGGATCTATTAAAACAGGAAATTTTACAGCTGCCGATGGCGAAGGCTATTTTGTGGATACATCTAGCGGAGCTGTAACTGCAAGTTTACCTGCAGGTTCAGCAGGTGCAATAGTTGCATTTGCAGATTACACAAGAACTTTTCAAACAAATGCTTTAACAATCGCACCAAATGGATCAAATAAAATTGGTGGACAAGCTGGAAGTGCAATATTATCTACAGAGGGTCAAGCTGCAACTTTTGTTTTTGTTGATTCAACAGAGGGTTGGATTAATGTTCAGGAAACATCTAACTCAGAAGTAGGAGCAACATTTGTAACTGCAACTGGAGGAACAATTACCACATCTGGTAATGACAAAATTCATACTTTTACAGGACCTGGTACTTTTTGTGTATCTCAAATTTCTAATACCCCTGCAAATAATCAAGTTTCTTATGTAGTGGTAGCAGGTGCTGGTGGTGGGGGTGGATCTGCACAAGGTTTTTATTCTGGTGGTGGAGGTGGAGCAGGAGGATTTAGAGAGGATAAATCTCCTGTAACTCCGTACACAGCGAGTCCTTTAGATGGGGCAGGAGACATATCAGTTACAGCAACAGGTTTTCCAATAACAGTCGGTGCTGGTGGGGGTGGTGGCACTGGGTCTCCAGGCACAGCAGCTCCCCCTATTAGAGGCGGAGGAGGCTCAGGATCAAATTCAACTTTTTCAACGATAACATCCGCAGGTGGTGGAGGTGGTGGTAAATCAGGAAGTGACCCAGCTCCAGTAGGAACTGCTGCCGCTGGTAATGGTGGATCCGGTGGTGGTGGAGGTGGTTATAACGCTCACCCCGCAGGTGCTAGAGGCACAGGAAATACACCTCCTGTAAGTCCACCTCAAGGTTTTAATGGTGGTCAAGGTAATGGTCCAGCTACAGGACGTGGTGGTGGTGGAGGTGGAGCAACTGCAGGCGGAGCAGATGCACCTACTCATGGTGCTCACGATGCTCCTGGAGGAGCAGGAGCTGCAAGTTCTATTACTGCATCACCTGTTACAAGATCAGTAGGTGGAAATGGTGGAGCAAGTGAGAGTAGTGAAGCAGATAATGGAGCCGCTAATACAGGAAACGCTGGGCAGGGAGGAAATAATTGTAGCACTGATGTTGATGGTGGAAGTGGTGGTTCTGGTGTAGTAATAATAAGGTATAAATTTCAATAATTATGACAAGTAAATTAAAAGTAGATAACATAGCAAACCAAAGCGATTCAAACATTGTTAGTAAATGTTCAACAACAATTACAGTTGGAACAGGAAGTGATACAACAAATGTCCCTGGAGCTGCTGTAGTTACAGGTAATGTAACTGGAGCAAATGTAATTGCTTCAAGCAACGTAGTTAAATCAAATGCTTTACAGGCATCTGATGCTGGAAATATAATAAGTCAATCTGGAACTACAATTACTTTAGGAGCTAGTGGTGATACTGTTTCTCTTGCGTCTGGAGCTTCACAGTCAGGGTTTGGAAGAGCAGGAACTGTTGATTGGCAAACGTCAATTAAAACATCAAATTTTGATGCAGTAAGTGGGCAAGGATTTTTTGTAAATTCAGGAAGTGGGGCAATAACTGTTACACTACCATCCTCACCTAGTGCAGGGGATATAGTCTCAATAGCAGATTATGGTTTTAATGCTGCTACAAATAATATTACAATTAATAGAAACTCAGAACCAATAGCAGGATTTTCAGTAAATGGAGTAATATCTGTAAACGGAGCAGCAGCTACGTTAGTATATGCGGATGGAACAAAGGGTTGGATTTCAGTAAATGACAATACTACAGGAGTTGTGTCTCAAGAATATATTGCAGCGACTGGTGGAACAGTAACAACGGTTTGTACAAATTTTAAAGTTCACGTTTTTAATAGTCCAGGAACTTTTTGTGTTTCCAATGCAGGAAATGCAGCTGGTTCAAATACAGTAGATTATTTAGTTATAGCCGGTGGTGGTGGCGGAGGCGGTGGTGAAGCAGGAAATGGAGCTGGCGGCGGTGGCGGCGGCGGTGGAGCTGGTGGTTATCGTTATGCTGCATCTACTTATACAAATCCCACAACAACAGGTATAATGTGTGCAGGATCAGCTTTGCCTGTTACAGCGACAGGTTTTCCAATAACAGTTGGTGGTGGAGGTAGTGGAGTGCCAGGTCACCCTAGTACAGCAGGAACTGGAAATAGAGGAAGTAATTCAGTATTTTCAACAATAACATCAACCGGTGGTGGCGGTGGTGGAGGATGTGGATCTGGTAATACACCAGGTAATATGCCAGGAGGAAATGGCGGTGGCAGAGATGGTGACCACAACGTAACATCAGGAGCTGGTAATACACCCCCAGTATCACCTCCTCAAGGATTTAAAGGAAGACCACAAGCACCTGATAGAACAGGAGCAGGTGGAGGTGGAGCTGGTGGAGCACCCACTGCGTGCACTGCAGGAGCCACAGGAGGTGCAGGAGATACAAACGCAATAACAGGATCAGGAGTTGCTAGAGATGGTGGTGGCAGCGGAGGATCAGGTGGTGGACCAAGACCATCAAATGCTGGTGGCCCAGGTGGCGGAGGAAACGGCGGTGCAGCAGCGTCTGCGGGATCTGCTTCTTGTGCAGGTGGCATGACTTCAGGAACATCTAACACTGGAGGCGGTGGTGGTGGAAAAGGTGCTGGAGGAACAGGTGTAGCTGGTAGTGGAGGCTCAGGTGTGGTAATAATAAGATATAAGTTTCAAGGTTAATTATGAGTGAAGTAAAAGTAAATAAAATAACACCAAGAACAGATTGTGGAACAACACAATTAGGAGATAGTGGAGACACGGTCACAGTTACTGGTGATTTAAGATCAAACAGTTTAAAAGCGTCTGATGGTGGAGTAATTATTAGTCAATCAGGAACTACAATAACTGTAGGAGCATCAGGAGATACAGTATCATTAGCAAGTGGTGCATCTCAAACAGGATTTGGTAGAACAGGAACTGTAGATTGGCAAACAGGAAGTATCAAAACATCAGACTTTAGTGCTGTTGATGGTCAAGGATT